GCCTCACTAATGTTGGAGAGGCTCGGCAGTACATATTTTGTTTTGTTATTAGCCCACCAAGCGGGAAAAGCAGGGCCTACATAGTCTAAAAATGCTCGTGCAGTAAGTTCTTTGAGGTCAAATTCCATTGTGTACTCTGTTTTTATCAGTGCAAAGGTCATACATATAAAGTAGGTAACGAAATTAGCTCCCAACGCTTGGGCTAAATGAGTACAAGGTTTGGGCAAATTCACTACAAGGCTTGTTTGCCGATTTTTATACCTGCCAAAACCTACTGAATTTTGCACCAGAATTAAGCACGAACTAAAACCTATTTGCTAATGAAACACCAATTTATCATCAATACCGAAAATGTAAATAGCTATGGCTACCGCATCCTTACAGATGGTATTGACTACACCCAATATATGAGAAACCCCGTTGTACTCTTTATGCACGAAAGGGGTGTCAATGCTTATAAGGGTAGTGAAGTCATCGGGCGTTGTACAAGGCTCTACAAAGAAGGGACTACCCTTATAGCTGAAGTGGAGTTTGACGAGCAAGACGAGTTTGCTAAGAAGATAGCAGGGAAGGTGGAACGTGGCTATATACGTATGGCTTCTATGTTTGCGGAGATAAAAGAAGTATCTACCGAACCACAACATATTTTAGAAGGACAAGTATATGAAACAGTAACTGCTTGTAAGCTCGTGGAAATCTCCATCGTTGATATAGGGGGCAACGACAATGCCCTCAAGCTATCCAAAGACGGCAAGCCCTTTCAACTCAAAAAAATAGTAACTAATACATCAAACAATATGGACATTAAAGTGATAGCCCTTGCCTTGGGTATGGGCGAAAACTCAAAAGAGGAAGCAGTACTTAGTGCTCTACATAACCTCAAAACAGACAAAGAAAAAGCAGAAACCGAAGTAATGGCTCTGAAAAAAACAATTAGCGAAACTCGCACTGCCGAAGCTACAACCTTGGTAGATAAAGCCGTACAATTAGGGCTTATCCCACAAGCCCTCAAAGAAAGTCAGCTAAAACAGTTTGAAGCCGATTTTGACGGACAAAAAGCCGTACTCTCTAAACTTGTAGCCGACAAAGAAGCTGAGAATACACAGCAAGGAAAGGCTAACACAGTGCGTGAGGTAGTGTTGGGAGCAGGAGCAAAACCAACAGGCACAGCCAATGAAAGCTTTGACTACTTGCAAAAGAAAAACCCCGAAAGGCTCCGAGCTATTCGAGACAAAGAACCCGAAGAGTATGCCCGCTTAGCTAAAGAGTACGCCAATGGGGTACGCTACACCGAAAAGTAATTTAATAACCCTTTAAAAACAATTTAAAACAGTATGAAATTATCACTAAAAGCATTATGTATTAATGTGGTTTTGGCATTCCTTGCCTCCCTTTTTATCGCCCCAGCTTTGGGTGCCTCAGTACCCTTGGTGGCTACAACTATCGTGGCAACTTCCACCGTAGCCCAGTACATAGCCCCAGAACTCTTTAAGGGTATTGCAATGGAAGGGCTTCAAACCGAGGTATGGATAGCAGGTATTAAAGAAAACCCTATCCCTAATAATTCGTTTGTTTATCAGAGTGTAGACTTGTCGCAATATGTAGAGCATAATAAACTACACTTGGCAGAGGCAGGTGTGGAACCAACAGTACACGAAGACTATTTTGCCACAGCTAATAACCCTCTACCCGTTGCAAATATAGAAGATATAGCTAATGAGGTAGTACTACACACTTACTCTACTGAGCAAACTCGCCACAATGAGTTACAAGAAATAGAACTTTCTTACGACAAGCGTTCCAGTGTAATACAACGCCACCGTACATCATTGGCTAAAAATATAGGAAAACGTGCCGCTTGGGCGTGGGCTCCTGCTCAAGATGGAGCAGGCAATAAGGTGTGTAACCTCTCCGCTAGTGACTCGGTGATTGACGCTATCATAGACCTTAAGCAGTTTATGGAGGAAAACGATATCCTTGAGGGTGTGAACATCTGCTTCACCCCAGAACACTTTGCCCGCATTCGTAAGGAGGACAAACGTTTGTACAAGGATATACTTAATGACAAAAAGATATATGACATTAAGGTATTCCAATACAGCCAAAATCCGCTATACACTTCTGCAGGTGTTAAAAAGCCTTTTGGTGCAACCAAGGATAATACCGATAAGCGCGCTACCTTTATGTGGGTTACTGATGAGGTATTTCGTTGCTTTGGTGATGTGAAGATGTACCCTACATTAAGAGACTCTGGATTACAGGGCGATACTATTTCATTCGCTCAACGTGCCTTAGTAGGGGTTATCCGTGCTAAAAAACCTAAATATTTAGGAGCTATCTTATAGGAAACATAGTAGGGTGAGCGGACGAGTTCAATGGTATCCACACCTCACCCTACTCCTATATTAACTTTAAAACAGAATACAATGACAACAGTAGAAAAAGCAAAACAATATTTTGAGGAAAACAAAGCGACAAAAGAGCTTTTCGCTAGCTCCGATGGTTTCCTCTTCTTACTAAAAAAAGATGCACAAAACCACGCACAAACCTTAGAGGATAGCACAGTGGAGAGCTATACTAATGAGGTAGAAGATAAAGTAGTAACAGAAACACCAGACAAAACTGAAAAGTCTGAAGACTCTGACGAGTCAGAAGGTGAGACTGTAACAGATACTTCAAAATTCAACTTTTTTAAACCTAAAAAATAATGGCATTACCTAAAGTATTATTCAATATTGCCAAAGACGGCTTAGGCAGAACTACGGCTATACAAAAGACTACTGGGCTTATCACAACGGGAGTTACGGTGAGCAATAAAGTAGAATTGGGCAAGTCGTACCAAGTTTTCTCATTAAAAGAAGCTATAGCTTTGGGAATTTCAGAAACTGAAAACGCCTTTGCTTATAAGCACGTAAAAGCGTTTTATGACCAAGCCCCAACAGGCACGCCATTGTGGCTAATGCTCGTATCAGATGCCACTACTATGACGGCAATGCTCGACAAAGACGGTGCTTTTGCCCCAACTCTCATAGCTGATGCCAAAGGGGCTATCCGCGTGCTTGGGGTAGTAAAAAAAGCAACTGGTAGCGAGACTATCACCGCAGGCTTAGACGTTGATTTGCAGACAGCTGTAGTGAAAGGGCAAGCCCTTGCCGAACACTTTGAAAAGAAGTATATGCCTTTTAGAGTATTAGTGTCGGGCAATAGTTGGAACGGCAAAGTAGCCGACCTTACTAATTTCTCCGAAAACGAACTCAACAAAGTAGCTTGTTTTATTGGGAATGATGATAAGGAGAAAGAAGCATCAGTTGGTTTATTTTTAGGAAAAATAACCAAAATACCCGTACAGCGCAAAATTCACCGCGTAAAGGACGGCAGCGTATTACCCTTGGTAGCATACTTTACCGACGGCACGACTATTGACAGCAAAGCCGACCAGTGGGATGCCTTAGACGACAAAGGGTATATTTTCTTTCGCACCTTTGTAGGGCGTTCGGGATACTACTTTTCGGGCGATAATACCCTTACCAAGCCTACTGACGACTTTAAGAGCCTATGCAACGGCTTAGTAATGGACAAAGCAATGCTCCTAAGTTACGGGGTATTGGTAGAGGAACTTAGCGACGAGGTGTTACTATCCGAAGACGGCAGTATTCACCCCGCTATTATCAAGGGTTGGCAAACCAAACTTGAGAGTACCTTGCAAAGCCAAATGGTATCGCAGGGCGAGCTTTCGGCAATAAAAATTGATATAGATCCAAAGCAACGTGTACTACAAACAGGTAAAGTGGTGATAGGTATCAAACTGTTACCCGTAGGTTATGCTGACTTTATAGAGGTAAACATCGGTTTTACTACAACAGTCAATTAGTAGATTAGAAAATTAGCAAATTATGGCAACATTCGACAGCAAACAATATGCGTGGTGTAACCTCTCTATCGTCTTTGGTGGGCGCATTATCATAGGAGTTACAGAGTTGGAGTACACCGAGAAACGCGAGAAAGACTTTCTTTACGGGCGCGGGTGCAAACCTCACGGAGTGGTGGCGGGCAACCGTAGTTATGAGGGTAAAATAAGCCTTTGGCAAAGTGAGGCAGAAGCAATGACCCGCGATGCCCCCAATAACGATATACTTAGCCTTAGCTTTGACCTTGTGGCTTCCTACGTACCTTTGGACGGCGGACAGATAGTTACCGATATTCTCAAGAACGTGGAATTTACCGAAGTGAAAAAAGGAATGAAGCAAGGCGATAAGAATATGATTATGGAGCTTCCTATTATCTTCACTGATATAAAAAGACAAGCCTAACAAATTAAACAATAAGAAAATGCCTGTGCAGCTTGCACTTTAAAAACCTTTTAAAAGCAGTTTAAAATGATAACTAAAGAACAAATACAAGAATGGAAAAAGCAGTACAACGATATTTATGTACTGAATATTGAGGACAAAAAGGCGTATTTGCGTATGCCCGACAGAAAAACCCTTAGCTATGCCTCAACATTGGCAACCAAGGATCCGCTAAAGTTTAATGAGGTAGTACTTAATAACTGTTGGCTGGGGGGCGATGAGGAAATAAAAACAGACGATGCGCTGTTTCTCGCCGCCAGTAGCAAGCTGCCCGACCTTATACAAATCAAAGAGGCAACCTTGGAAAAGCTCTAAGTGATGCGGAGATAGACGAGGATAGGGATTGGCTTCGTATCACTAACGCTTCCTTGCGTTACTATATGCACATTGCCAATCCCGACACCCTCTCCGATACCCAGTGGGCTATGCGAGTAAAAGAATTAGAGTGGCTTAGGCAGAAAGAGAAGGAACAATACAAGTAGTATAGGTAGTTTGTTGTAGTCTTTCACGCTCTCTTGCTTGTTTGGCTCCTTTGGAGAGCATAAGGGCAAGTATCGCTATAAGGAAAAAGGAAATTGTACTTGCAATAGCTGTAGTGGTGTATCTCCTCTTAGTAGTGGGCTCCTTCTCAGTAAAAGCCCTATAAGTAGCATAGAAGGGCACACAGAAAAGGGCAGCTCCATAGAAAAATCCCGCACCAATAAGTAATAATAAGCCTATAGAGGCAAGTAGGTTAAAGAAAAATAATAATACTCTCATTGTGGCAAATATTTTAGAATATACATTAACGCTTAAAGACTTTGTAAGCGCAAAGTTACAAAAAATCGGCATAAATAACGATACAATGTTAGAAAAATTTGCCGAATTAGAAAAAGTACAGAAAAAAGTCTCTCGTGGCTTTGCCCAAATGGGTACGTCTGTACATACTTTGCAACAAAAAATAGCCTTGCTAAAAGCCGAACGAGACCTATTGCCTATAGGTAGCCTTTCGGCTATTCGTAAGTACAACAGCGAGATTAATAAGTTAGAGCACAGTGTTTCTAAATTGCAAACCCTCAACGGGAGTAAGCTAAAAACGTGGTTTTCGGAGGCTTTGAACAGTCTGCCTGGTTTGGCTACCAACCCTCTTATATTGGCGGGAGCGGGTATAGGTATGAGTATCCGAAAGGGTATGGAAGCCGACTTGCAACAAGCTAATATCACTACTTTGCTTAGGGGTGATGTAGAAAAAGCCAAAGCCTTATATACTCAACTCTCTGATTATGGGGTGAAAACACCCTACGACAAGGCTGGGCTTATTGAAGCACAGAAGACGATGATGTCCTTCGGGCTTTCCTCTGAGTTTGCTTTTGGCAAGCTCAAGAACATCGGCGATATTGCTATGGGCGATACGCAGAAAATGCAAAGTCTATCACTTGCTTTTGCGCAGGCTACTTCGGCAGGCAAGCTGCAAGGGCAAGACTTAATGCAGATGATTAACGCGGGCTTCAACCCCTTGCAGGTGATTAGCGAACGCACTGGCGAGAGTATGGCACAGCTCAAAGAGCGAATGAGTAAAGGAGGTATTTCGGCGCAAGAGTTGGCACAAGCCTTTGAATGGGCAACCGATAAACAAGGGCTTTTCTACCAAGGTGCCGAAAAGGCGGGACAAACCCTCAGCGGTAAGTTCAACAAGATGATGGACTCTATCACCGAACTTGCTCTAAAAGTATATGAAGCCATCAGCCCTGTGCTTAGTCCCTTAGTAGACCTGGCAGCAGTTATATTTTCAAGCATAGGCCAAGGTATAGGGTGGCTTATTCAGAAGTTTCAAGAAGGGAATCCCATTATATGGGGTATTGCAGGAGCTATAGGTATATTCACCACTGCATTGATACTACACAATACCTATACGGCTATTGCTACTGCTTGGCAAAATAGGCTCACTTGGGCAGTGATAAAGACAAACCTTGCCTTTTTGGCAAACCCTATAACGTGGATAATAGTGGGTATTATAGCCCTTATTGCTATCATAGCCTATTGTATTGTAGGGGTAAGTGGTTGGGGCAAAGCGTGGGAATATACTGTGCAAGGTATGAAATACAGTTGGGAGGCTTTTGTAGAAAATTTTCAATTGCTTTGGACTGTTGCAAAAAATACTTTTATGGCAGGTATAGATGCTTGTAAGCTCGCTTGGTATAAGTTTAAAGAAGCGGTTGGCTTAGGTGATAGTACCGAGAACCAAGCAATGATTAACAAGATACAAAATGACTTGCAAGAGCGTGCCAAATCGGTAACAGAGGGGTATAAGAAAGCAAATGAGGCGGGAGAAAAAGCTAAAGAAGCCTTTGGCAAAGCGTGGGACTCTTTAGAGTTCAAGAGCTTTAAGGAGGTAAAAGACGGGCTAATGGGCAAGCTGGGTATGAAAACCGAAAGCAGTCCCGCACCAGGGGTGAGTCCTATTACGGGAGAAACTACCGCCACCACAGGAGAAGGCACTAAAACCAAAGACAACATCGTATCAGGAGGTACCCGACAAACGCATATCAATATACAGATAGGCAATGTAGGTACCGATACTAAGGTGTATGTTTCCTCTGTACGCGAGGGAGTAGAGAACTTTGGAGAAATGGTGAAAGAGGAACTCCTAAGAGTTGTTAATAGTATAAACCAAATGCAGACAGCCTAATGAAAGATATACTAATAGATGAGGGAAACGATTTGCGCCTATTAGCAGGTGATTTTGAGGTGGGGTACTCCGATAACCAACAACAAAAGGCTATCCTTACTACCGAGAAGGGAGAGTGGAAAGAGCACCCCGAAGTAGGGGTAGGAATATCCCAAATGCTCGCCGATGACCTCTATACCGAAACCCTCATTGAAATAAAGAAACAGTTGGAGTATGACGGTATGCAGATTAACGATGTAGCCCTACAAGAGGGCGGCAAATTACTAATTGACGGAACCTATAACAACAATTAACATTATGCTAAACAAACAAGCCCTAAAACAAGGCATTATCACCCTTCAACAGGATATGCTTACCAAGACAGAGGCAAATCCAGAAGAGTATGCCGAACGCTTAGCCTCCCTTATTGATGCCTTTGTCAGAAGTGGTGAGGTAACAGTAGCACCAGGTATACAAGTAGGCACGGCAGGTACAGCCACCGCCCAAACAGGAGCAACTACAGGTGAAGGAAAAGGGAAAATAACTTAAAAACACATATCACAATGGATTGGATATTAGAAGGAATAAAAGAACACATCGTATCGTTTATCGGTATGGTATTATCGGGCTTAGCGGGTTGGTTTTTCGGCAGACCTAAGCAACAAATGGAGCTACAAACCTCCGAACTTGACAATGTAGATAAGGCTGTGAAGATATACCGAGAGATGATAGAAGACTTAGGCACCAAGTACGCCAATGCTATTGAGGAACTCAAACACGCTAACCAGCGCATAAAGGACTTAGAAGCCTCAGTAGAAGAGCTTCTTACCGAATTAAAGAAGTACAAGCAACTCAACGGGAAAGCAAAATGACAGTAACAGCCCTACATAATCAAAGCCTCCTCGACCTCGCCTTGCAACACACAGGCACGATAGAAAGCGTCTTTGAGTTTGCCGAAGCCAATACCCTTAACATCACTGATGATGTGCAAGCGGGCAAAACATTGGCACTACCTGCAGAAGCGTTCACTAACAAAGATATATTAGCCTACTACACCGCAAAGAACTTGCAGCCCGCAACCGCCTTTTCTAAGGAAGACGAACAGGTGTTTGAACGACTTGAGGGTATTAGTATATGGGCTATTAACCTTGATTTCGTCGTTAGTAGTTAGTCGTTAGCCATTAGCAAGCGACACAATCTAACGACTAATAACTAAAGACTAACGACTAAATATTATGGCACGCACTATACAAGAAATACAAACCCTTATCCTCCAAGCCAAAGCACAAGAGCCTGCATTGGATAGCCTCAATAGCACCTCCAAAGTAGCTATATGGCGCTTGTGGGTGTACATCATAGCTGTAGCAATATGGAGCTTAGAGAAGCTGTTCGACCAGCATAGGGCGGATATTGACAAACGCCTTGCCGAACTCAAACCACATACTGCCCGTTGGTATCGCAGCAAAGCCCTCGCCTTCCAATACGGCTTTGACCTATTGCCCGACAGCGATAAGTTTAATAACCAAGGGCACACAGAGGAACAGATAGAAGCAAGCAAAATTGTCAAGTACTCGGCAGTGATAGAAAGCAAAAACGAAGGGCGTTTGATAGTGAAGATAGCAGGTGAACAAGGCGAGCAGTTGCAACCTATCACCGATGCCCAAAAGCAAGCCTTTGAATCCTACCTGCAGGAAATCAAAGACGCGGGCGTACGCTTATCGGTAGTAAATTATCAGCCAGATGTGCTGCACTTGCAAATGAAGATAGTATATGACCCGCTTGTATTAGATAGTAATGGACAAAGTATCATTCACGCTACACACCCAGTAGAAACGGCAATTAAAGACTATTTAAAACGCTTGCCTTTCAATGGTGAGCTCGTATTAGCACACCTTATTGATGCGCTACAACAAGCTGAAGGAGTGAAGATACCGCACTTAGTGCTTGCCCAAAGTAAGAACATCACCAGTAGTGGAGGCTATGGGGCTTTTGAAACCATTGAAATTAGCAAGATACCCACAGCAGGCTACTTTACGATAGACAACTTTAACGACATCACTTATGTCAGCAATGTATAACCTAAACATCGACAAACTGCTCGTGCTGCTTACCCCTACCTTTCTGCGCAAACCGAAGATCATAGCGTGGTTGCGTATGTTGGCAGCACCCCTGCAAAAACTGCTGTACGACTTTCAGCGGGCGCGCACAAACGACCTCTATAACCTTGCCCACAACAGCCAAGTATGCTACCTTCGGAAGGCCCTTAATGATGAGTTCGACAGCGAGCAGCGGCGCATACGTATAGAAGACGGCAAGCAGAACAAGCGGCTCTATATATACCCTCGCAGTGCCAATAAGCCTTTGTTTTTAGGCAAAGTCTTCCTCTATCAACGAGGCGACTATATCGACGGGGGTGTAGACTTTATAGTCGTGCTACCGAATGGTTTAGAATACGA